GAACGTCAAAATACTTTGAACCCTCGTTATGATGAATCGTTACGGGTTCAAATACATACCGAACGGGTAGACAAAAAAAGATTCAATGAATTGGAAAGGTATTTTAATAAACAAGGTGAATAATATGAACATAAAACAACAGAGAAAGTATTTTGATTTGACTCAAATAGAATTATCTAAAATGATTCATAACGAATTAAAAGAGATGAAGAGCCAACGAAATTCGAATCAAAAGAGAATAAGCGACCTTGAAAAGCTAAACCCGATTCAATTAAAAGACTCACTATATAAAAGCGAATCAGACGCAATAAACAAAGTATTTAACACATTACAAAAAGGATAAACCAATGAAAACAATAAAGCGTATTTATCTAATGACAGAAAAAACAGTTCTTATATTTTGCCCGCTCTATTTTGTGTGGCACATATTACGGCACTTGTTTGGGGGGTAGTTTGTTGGGTGGTCTTTTTCATATCTAGCCACCCAAAGCCACCCCTAAAAATCGTCAAACCTTTACACCCTTGTTATTAACTTAGCAAGGGTATTTTTTTGGCTTTATGATTCTAAACAGTACAAACAATATACGTACGGCTTCCATATTTCCGTTCTAAGAGCTTTAAATATGCTAAGGGTATGAATACACCCCAGAACTCGTTAGAATCAAAATTTGATAGGTTAGAATAGAAATCGTTGGCTCGCTCTCAAAAATAAGACAGTTGAGAAAAAAAATATTTTATTGGATAGGGGTACTATGTTAAATTGGGTTGGTTGGGGTGCGGAATACCAATCCCCTCGCAAAAACTAAATTTTCATCAAACCTTGTCAATTAGGGATTTTTACGTAATACTACTTGCTTTTATACGTATTTTTACGTAGGCTTTGTAAACTACAATAAATTTCTACGTAATGACGTGGCACAAGAAGTCGAAGATTGAGAACAAAGAGGAGCTGATGGAGGAGATTAAGGTGGTAATCGAGTGCTTGCACGGAATACCATCAATGTCTGATAAGCTGCCTAATTATATATATAACCGCATAGAATCCATTATAGAGTATGTCAAAGAAAAAGGCTGGGACTAACGAGTTTAGCCCTGAAGAAAAGGTCGCTATTCTAAGGGAGATTGAGGTGATGGGTAATGTGTCAAAGGTTGCCGAGAAGTGGGGAGTGTCAAGGCAAGCCATTTACAACTGGAAGGCTCAGAGAAAGAACCTTGATGAAGAGATAATAATAAGGGAGCAAGCTAAGGACGTTGTAGCACGCTCAAAATTCGACCCAGAGCTCCTAAAAGACCTTGAGCAGTATCGTAACACTCTTCAGTTCATTGGGACGCTAGAGGAGCGAAAAGAGAAGATGTCGGCTAAAGTAGAGTTCATGCTCATTAAGATTACGACTCTATTAGAGAACCATCCTGACCTAGATGAGATTCACCCGAAGGACTTGAGCAAGATAATGAAGGATTTACATGATGTGCGTAAAGAGCTGAGTAATGAGCCGACCATTATTATTGAGTATAAGAACAAGCTGAGGGAGCAGACCCTTCAGGTTCTTCAGGACTTCTTGAACTTAGACCAGCTAAAAGAGTTTGCCAGTAGAATGGAAGCAATCGAAGCGGACTACGAGGTTTTATGAAAAAGTTAGTACCGATGTGCATTGTCGTATTGACCGAGTTTATAGGGTGCTTTATCTTAGGCGCATCCTGTAACTCCTTAACGACAGACCCATCGACAATCTGCAACTCAATCTGTTCTTAATGAAGATGAAGTTATTACGCCTACGTCAGGTATGGATGTACTCTGACAATCAACCAACGGAGATTATCCTTGCGCTGGCTAATATCTTTATGGTTCCATTTGCATTGAGCATGGAGGTTGGCACTGGTTTGTTTCTTTCTTTGATACCTGCTGTGTCGGGTATCCATCAAATGATTTGCGTGGCTTCTGACGAGATAGATTGTAGAGTGCGAGCCTCTATGATTTGTCTGGGTGTGTACCTAGCGTCAGCGGTTATGTATCTTGTAACTATAGGCTTCCCTAGTCCAACACACTACGGGTGGTTCTTATTTATAATAGCTGCTTTCGGTAGTATGTCCAGATTATCGAGAGAAAAAATATATAAAAACAAAAATGGATAACATCACGCAAATTGTTATTACGCTCGCAACCGTACTGGGCTCCGCTGGGGTCTGGAAGTTCTTTGAAGCTAGGCTTAAAATAAAGGCTGAGCAAAGAGAAAACGAAACCAATAATAGCGACACGATTCAGTATCGTGACGATTTAAAGAATAGGGTTCGTAACCTCGAGAACTTATTAGAAGATTCATCTGATGAGAAGGATGAGTTGCGAAGTCAAATATTAAAGCTAACAGAGGAAGTATCTGCGTTAAGGATTAAAGTCGAATTCTTGGAGAAAGAAAATGAAAGACTCAAGCTCAAATAACTTTAAGTGTGTCAGTCAAGCGGCTGGCAAGAAAAAATGCCTTAAACAGTGCCGCCTTTGTAAGGAGCATTACGGTGGTAAAGCTAAAACAAAATAATTGGTCTAATCTATTAGTCAACATTGTAGGACACGAGCCACCCCCTGACTCGTTAGACCTGCGTAATTCTTTTATCGAAAACTGTTTAGCTGACCAAGATGGGTTCAAGGTTACCCAAGCCCAGATTCATCACACGATGCAGAAGGGTATCTATGACTGGGAGCAACAAGCCTTGTCCATGAACGCCCGTCTCAATGGGTTGATTCGTGCACCCTACAACACAGGAAAGTCCCAGCAAGTCCCCATTGGCTTGTCAGCGTATATGACCACTCGAAAGCACGAGCTAGAAACGCTTATAGTATCTGCTGACGGTGGTATCTCAACCAAGAGGATATTATCCCTAAGAGCCTTGTTTCAGAGTGATATGTACCGCTACTGGTGCAGAGAATACAACTTCAACCCTGTTGAGTTTGACAGAACCGACACAGGTTCAACGCAGCGCATCATCGTTAAGAGCCGTAACCGTACTGGTAACCCTACTTATGAGGCGTATGCCGTACTAACCCAAACTACGGGACAGCGGGCTGGTGTACTCATTCTTGATGACGTGTGTAATGATGAGGATAGAATATCTACGGCTAGAAGGGAGACCGTTTGGAATAAGGTATCGAACACTTGGATTAAGCGTGTACACGACAAAGGTATTGTTTTAAGCGTGTGTACACCATACCATCCTAATGACGCTAACAGTAGACTTATGAAATCAGGCATCTTTAACGTACTACAAATATCGGTAAAAGAAGATAAGACTGGTTACATGGTTGAGGAGTGGAACAACTTTGAAAAGTAAAACGTGTAATACCTGTCACATCTCTAAACCATTATCTGAGTTTAACAGGGACAATCACGCATCGGATGGTCGTAGGAGCCGTTGTAGTAAGTGTAGAAACAAATCACGAAGAGAAACAGAAAAGAAAAAATATACCTACAAAGTATTTAGAGGGATGGTCTACTGCGTTGAATGTGAAGGTTTTTATAAGATAGGAGTAACATCGTATGGTATTCGTAAACGACTTCAATCAATACAAACGGGCAACCCATTTGAGGTAAAAATTGTTTGGGTAAAGCGCACGAATAATGTAGGTAAATACGAGCGTATGCTTCACCAACAGCTAAAAGACAGCCACGTAAGGGGTGAGTGGTATGCTATTCCAAATGTACTAGCCAAAGAACTTAAACATATAGTAAAACACGATGAAGAAAGCTAAAGTAATAATGTACGCTCGTTTTGGGGTGAACGTAGAACAGGACGAGATAGACTACATAAAAACAAAGATGGAAGAGTTCTTAGAGATGATAGAGGCTGAACTTGTTGGTCAGAAGTGGGAGATACTGGCAAAGAATCAAAGTTCTAAGGTAATACACGAGATTATAAAGCAATGCAGTAAAAATGGATGGGCAATCCTGACATACGACCTTAAAACACTACACCAGCACCATTCAGGTGCAATGTCCTTAATAGCAGAGGGTGACGATGTCGGTGTGCCTGTCTATTTCATTGATGGTGGAGCCGTCATGCAAACATTATTTAGCAGGATATGAGAGAACCAGATAAGGTCTGGGACATTCCCCTATGGGAAACCAATCACAGTAAACAACGGCTACTCCAAGAAGAGGCGATGGATTTTCTGTCGTATAAGCTTGGGTACGAAATGAGCGAGGAAACAGATGACCCGACGAGAAAGGCTTATAAACACTTTGACGGCTACAATCACTACCCTGATGGGAACCTTACGGCTCTTGATTACGATAGTAGCCATCCTGTCTGGCTTTGTGCTGATTTCAACAGGTCTCCTCATTGTTGGGCTCTTCTCCAAGTTAAAAGAGCTCGTAACGGACTTAAGCAGTACCTTATTTTCGATGAAATCTTCTCCAAAGAGGCTCTAACCACCGAGCAAGCCTTAAAAGCGGTAGAATTACTAAATAAATGGGGCATCTCAAAGGTTTTATTAGCTGGAGACAACACTTCCAACCAAAAAAGTGGCAATTATGGTCGTGTAGGCAAAAATGACTGGGACTACGTGCGAGAAGTCTTTGAGGAGAACGATATTTTGTATAAAAACGAGCTAGACATCCAAAATCCTAAGAGAAAGGTGCGTGTAGACAAGGTAAACAACGTAATTTACGCTGGAACCAATGGGGAAAGACGTTTATTGGTCAATACTCGCTGCGAACACGTCATAAAGGATTATATGTACTCCATTGTAAACGATAAAGGGCTAAAAATAGACAATGGAGATAGGGGTCACATGTCCGATGCTACTGATTACGCTATCTGGCGTAATGAACGTGGCAGTAATGCCCCTATGTACGTGCTCCGCTAACTTCTTTTTATGGCTTTAGCTCGTTTACCCATACCAACCCGTCTCTTTTCACGTACTGCCTTCTTGCCCTCGCCACGCTTACGCAGTTCTTGCCACGTTACTGGGGTCTTAGAGGAAACCTTAACGGTGGGTCGACATTTCTTTACGCCTTTGAACTTGGCAGAGCCACAAGCCTGTCCGTCTTGGGTCTTCCATTTCTCCTTCATCCATCGGGCTACGCCAGTTGTACCTGACTTCTTGCCTTTATAGGTTCCACCCCTTTTCTTGTATTCCTTTACTATCCACGCAGAAGCATACGCACTAGGGAATATCTTGAACTTACGTTTAGCCTCAGATTTAACTCGGCTGTATAGGGCTGGTTTTGCTGGAGTATTTGCCATAATTGCGTCAAACTTATGGCTGAATTACACTAAAATTCAATACCTTACTTTAGTATTGAATCTTTATGGAATATACGTATATTTTTGACACCATGAGTAGCAAAAAAGACCCAAAACTTACAAGGTACGGAGTAAGTGGCTATAACAAGCCTAAACGGACTCCAAGTCATCCTACTA